TTATGAGGAGCGGATGCGCGTCGAATACCGTGAGTTGACCGCTCGTGCCGGCAGGCTCAGGGACATGCTGCAGCGGTACGCGGACGGCACGCTCGACTTCGAGCCCACCTGCCCGATCAGCCTGCTGTCCCGTCAGCTCGACGTCATGGACGAATACGCGCTCATCCTCCGCCGTCGGTCCAACATCGAGCACATCAGCCTCGGCGAGCAGCGCATCGACACGGCCACCAGGGACGCCCGATGAGCGACACGGCCGACCGTATCCGCGCCGCCATCCAAGGCATCACCGGTCTGCCTGACGCGCTGCAGAAACACATCAGCGAGGCGCTCGCCGACCTCCAAACCCTCAGCGGCAGCGAGGACATCCAGATCAGCCGCATGCTCATCCGCAAGATCACCCAGCAAGGCGAATAAAAAGAGAGGCCCCAGCCGACCGGCCAGGAACCTCCAAGAAACCAACCACCATTCTAGCCGGAAAGCGGGAACCATGACCAGTCAATGCCAACAATGCGGCGAACCAGCACAAACCACCCTCTGCAAAACCTGCGCCAAACACATGCGACGACAAATCACCAGCCTCGCCAAAACCATCCCCGAACTGCGAGCGCTCGCCGAACGCAAGGCCCACATCGGCGAGCGCGGTGGTGGTGTTCGTGGCGGTGAGCCTGGACTGCCGGTGAGCGTGCATTGGCTGGAAGTGTATGAGGAGGCTGCGTGTCTGATGCTTCGGTTGGCTGGTTGCATCAACCTGAAATGGATGCTGCTGCCGGTCGAAGGGTGGCGGCCGGCGTATCGGGCGGTGTGCAGGTCGTGGTCCCGCGTGGTGTGTTCGCCGTCGGCTGGCGAGCTGGCTGATCGGCTGGATAGGATGCTCAGGCGCATCGACCGGCTTTCCACGCCTTCGGACGGCAGGGTGACTGTCGTGCAATGTCCTGACTGTTCGACGTCGCTGGCCGTGCCGCAGGGCATGCGTGATGGCTGGTGTCCTGAGTGTGGCGAGCGTTTGGACTTGGACATGCTGGTGGCCGGCAGACTGGGGGAGGCTGGACAGGCGGTTATGACGTGTTCGCCCGCCGAGGCGGCCGACTGGCTGACCGACCGTGCCGGACTGCGCACCACGCGCAAGCAGGTGTCCAACTGGTTGACTCGTGGCAGGCTGTCGAAGGCACGTCGTCTCGGCCGTGGCGTGTGGGAATTCAATCAGGCCGAGCTGGTCGACACGCGGCTTGCGCAAGAGGGTGAGTCCATGTAATCTGTAAGAGAACTTGCACCATGCCCGAAGGGTCTGGTGCTTTTCTTTTAAATGCTTATAATCGTTGCTGTTCGGCGTGGAGCCACTAGCAACCCTTGGAGCCGTCGCACCGAAGGACGTCGACCATGGCGGCGACACCCGTTGTGTCGGTGGCCCATGAATCGGGGGTGGCCAGCTGGGGGACCTTCGCGGGAGACGTACCCCAGACATGCCGGGCCTCCGATGGGGGATTTGATGTACAAGGTATGCTCCACCTCCGGCTGCCCGCACCTGGTATCCTCCGGCTCCCTGTGTGACGAGTGCAGGAAAGCCAAGGACAAGCGCCGCTCGCGCGGCCGCAATCCATACACCTCGAAGGCGCATCGTCTCGCACGAGCCCGTGTGCTGGCGAGGGACCCGCGATGCGTCTGCCCTGGTGACGGACCCGACGGATGCGGCAGGCACCATGGCCTGTGCGGCGCCCCCAGCACCATCGCCGACCATTGGCCGCTCGAACGCGTCGAACTCGTCGAAGCCGGACTGGACCCCAACGATCCGGCGCGCATGCGCGGCCTGTGCAAGCGTTGCCACGACAGCAAGACGGCAAGGACGAAACCTTCAGGCTTCAACGGTCGAAGCCTTCGCTGATTCATCTCATCTGCTGCGCGCATGCGGTACGTCGAGCCAAGCCGACGACGTCCGGCGCGCGCTGCAAGCGTGAGGCGAAGCGGAAAACGAAAAGCGATCAAGTCTTTTTCAATTCGGTTCGCGGCCCGCCGCGAAGACGAACGCGCGGTATTGGAAAACGTTGGAAAATCAACGAAAACAAACCGACGAAACACCCACGGGGGTACCCCCTAACGGATTGGCGGCCGGAACCGCCGGAGAGCTGTCTCCGAGGTGCGGAGGGTTCAAAAGTTTCAGAGGGGGGCGGGCGAAAGGCCCGGCCGCCGACAGCGAAGGAACGGCGCGAGGCCGTCCGACGATGGAGGAGACATGCCAAGAGGAGGAAAACGCGTCAGATCCGGTCCGATGCCGGATCCGTCGAGCGGTGCGAGCGAACGCAGGGGATACACGCTGCGCAGTCTTCCGAACACGGAATACAAGGGCCGGCCGCCGAAGTTTCCGCTGCCGCCTTACGTGATCCGCTATTTCGACAAGGACTCGCAGGAATGGATCGAGGACAGGGCCGGTTCGGAATCGTGGAATGACCGGGAGGCCGAACTGTGGAGGCAGTTGTGGCGTCTGCCGCAGGCGCGCGCGTGGAAACAGCCGCAGCTGAAGTATCTGCATTACCAGATCGCCTCGTATGTCCGCGAATGCGTGGTGTGCGAGAGCCCGTCGGCCAAGGCGGCCGACGTGGCCGTGAAGATCAGGCTCGAGGACCGGATAGGCCTGTCCGAGGCTGGATTGCAGGCGCTCGGCTGGAAGATCTCCGAGGACAACGTCGACATGGCCGCCCACGAGGTGCCCGCCACGGACGCGGAGGCGTCCGAGAGCGGCATGGACACCAAGATCGTCCAGTTCCCACGACGCCTGAGGGCGTGACATGGCCGACGACTGGATCATCGACTTCCCGACGCTCGCAGACCTGCAGGATGCGTGGGTTCGGCGTCACGTGCGCCAGCCGGACGGTATTCTCCGCGGCAAGCCCTTCTGCTGGTCAGATTGGCAGTTCTGGTACGCCGCACACCGCTGGAGGGTGCGCGAGGACGCGGAATTCATCCCGCCCGAAGAGGTCACGGTGGACAATCCACTGGTTCTCAACCAAGCCTTCCAATATCGTCTGACCGGCTGCATTGGCCCGCAGAAGACAGGCAAGGGGCCGACCGAGGCCTCATGCGCCATCCTCGAAGCCTGCGGTCCGGTCGTGTTCGCCGGTTGGGCGAAGCCCGGCGACGTGTACCGCTGCTCCGACAACGGCTGCCCTTGCGGATGGGTCTACCATTACAATCCGGGCGAGCCGAAGGGCATGCGCCATCCATCGCCGCTGATACAGCTGACCGCGAACTCCGAGGACCAGGTGCGCAACGCCTACCGGCCATTGGTCGCCATGATCAGGCTTGGTCCGCTGAAACAGCTGCTCAAGGTGCGCGAGGGGTTCATTCGTATCCTTCGCCCCGGAATCAACCTTGACGACGATGATCTCGATCTCGACCGCATCGACGTGGTGACCGCATCGGCCACCAGCCGCTTGGGTAATCCGATTTCGGATGCGGAACAGGACGAGGCCGGCCTGTACACCAAATCGAATGGCATGCTCGACGTGGCCGACACCCAACGCCGCGGCGCAGCGGGCATGGGCGGCAGGACGCACTTCTGGACCAACGCCTACGACCCGGGGGAGAACAGTTACGCCCAACAGCAGTTCGAATTGGGCAGTAAGGACGTGTGGATCTTCTACCGCAACCCCGATTTGAACCCGGACCTGCGGCACAAGGACGGCACGCCATACAGCTTCAACAACCGGCGCGAACGCCGCAAGATCCTCGAATGGGTCTACGCCGGAAGCCCGTGGGTGCCTTTGGATTCCGTCGAAGCGGAGGCCGAGGCGCTCATGGAGAAGGATCCCGCACAGGCGGAACGTTTCTTCGGCAACCGAATGGTGCAGGGTGGCGGCGCATGGCTCGAGGATGGACTCTGGGAGAGCTGCTATGCAGGAACATGAGCTTTGGCTTGAGAACCCGCCGAAAGGCACCGAGGTGTGTCTCGGCTTCGACGGCTCCGAGAACGACGACTGGACATGCATCAAGGCCGAGACCCGTGAAGGTTTCATCTTCACGCCACGGTATGGCGAGGATCGCCGTCCGACGATTTGGAATCCGAAGACGTGGGGCGGCCGCATCCCGCGCAGCGAGGTCAATGCCGCCATGGACGAGCTCAACGACCGATACAAGGTGATCCGCGCCTATTGCGATCCCGGTTTCCGCGACGAGGTGTCGTGGGAATCTCAGATCGAGGCATGGGACTCCCAATACGGGCCGAAGAAATTCATCCCTTGGTCGATGAGCGGTTCGAGCCGTATCACCGCCGTCTGGGAAGCGTTGAAACGCTTCGAATCCGACCTGCAACATCACGTGATCACGCAGGACGGCTGTCCGATCACCATCACGCACATGCGCAACGCAAGACGCTTCGCCAAGTCCGGCGAACGCTACGGGCTGGGCAAGCCGAAGCAGACGCGGAAGATTGATGCGGCGGTGACGTGCGTGCTGGCGCACGAGGCGGCATGTGATGCACGTGCCGCCGGCTGGGGTAGGAAACGCAAGGCGTACTTGTTGACTGGTTCTACTACGAGGGGGTTCTAATGATTCGTACCGCCGATGATGTGAATCGCATGGCGAATCTTCTCGCCTTGAAGATCGAGAACCGTCGGCCGGACATCAGGAAGCATACGGATTATGTGCGCGGCAAGCGCGGCACACTGAAATTCGCGTCCGACGAATTCAAACGCTACATGGCGGACCGGTTCTCAGGTTTCGCCGACAACTGGTGCCTGCCGGTGGCGCAGGCGCCGGTCGAGCGCATCCATTTCAGAGGCTTTATCCCATACGACGACAGTGAGCTCGACTCGCATGTCATGCGCGTGTGGGAGCGGAATGACTGCGATCGCAAACTGCAGGAGACGGCTCTGATGATGACCACGACCGGACGTGCGTTTGGCCTGGTGACCTCGATGCCTGACGGCAGGGCGCGCATCAGCTTCGAACACCCCGACTCCGCAGCCGTCCATTACGACCCGCTCACTGGAGAGGTCGACGCCGGCCTCCTGGTCCGCTACGACGAGGAGCACGAATTCGGCACGCTGCTGCTGCCGGATCTGGTGTTCGACGTGGTGCGCGTGCGTGCAGGCGGGGACAACGAGCGGAACCGTCTGCCGCCCGGCGTTGAGGGCTGGCGGTTCGTTCCGGATTCGGCGCGCGCGAACCCGCTCGGACGAGTGCCATTGGTCGAATTCCGCAATCAGATGCTCCTGGACGACCTGCCGATCAGTGATGTGGAGCAGGTCGAATCGATGCAGGACGCCGTCAACGTCTGCTGGGCCTACACGCTCAACGCCCTGGACTTCGCGTCCATGCCGGCGAGGGTGATACTCGGCGGCGACTCCCTGTCCGAGCCGGTCTTCGACAAGGCGACCGGAGAGCAGGTCGGTGAGCGTCCTGTGAACCTCGACAAGCAGGTCATGGAGCGCATCATGCAGATCACCGGCGACAACGTGTCGATCGGCGAATGGACCGCCAGCAACCTGCAGGCTTTCCTGCCGATCATCCAGAAGGCCGTCGAGCACATCGCGGCCGAGACACGCACGCCCGGCCACTACCTGCTGACGAATGCGGAGGTGCCGGCCACCGGCTACGAGGTCGCCGAAGCCGGCCTCGTGTCGAAGACATTGGAGCGCATCAGCTTCATGCGTCAGCCGGTGCGCGAATTGTGCGTGATGGCCATGATGCTCGAGGACGATGAGGAATCAGCCCGCATCCTCGAGGATGCAAAAGTCGTGTTCGCCACACCGCAATACCGGTCCGAGGCCCTCATGGCCGACGCGATGCTCAAATACAAGAAGCTCGGATACCCGTTGCAGTGGATCGCCGAGCAGATGGGTCAGAGTCCGGAGGACATCAAGCGCATCATGCGCATGGTGGACGACGAGAATCACGATCCGGAGATGGCGGAGATAGCCCGCAGCCTGCAGGTCGGAGGTGCATCTGATGACGGTGACGCTGGAGAGCCTGTCGGACAGTCGGAACACTCTGGCCAGACTGTGTCTGCTGGCCGTGAGGGCGGCGGACAAAACGTGGAAGGGCGTGGATCCGAGGCGGGTGCGTGACAGCTGGAATCGGACAAACGCCGATTTCCTTACGCTCTTCGCCACACTGCAGACCCGCGCCGCGAGCGATGCGATGGACTCGTCCACGTTGATGCTCGCCGAACAGGGCGACTACGTGCGCCCTGACGGTATTGCGAATCCCCTCGCCTTCGGGACGGGTTTCGCACCGAGCGGCATCGACCTCGAATCATATTTCGATATCCCGGTGACGCGCACTTTGTCGGCCATCAAGTCAGGCATGGGCGAATCCGATGCCATGATGGCAGGTCGTGCTACGCTTCGCCAGATGGCCATGCAGGCCATCGAGGACACGTCAATCAGCGCGATGGGCGTCAGCATCACCCAGCGTTCCGGCGTCGGCTACGTGCGTGTCGAATCACCCGATTGTTGCCCACGATGCGCCATCCTCGCCGGAAAATACTTCCGGCACAACAACGACTTCCTTCGTCATCCGAAATGCCACGGTCGCACCATTCCCTGCAAAGGCAAGGAAAAGGCCGAGAAACAAGGCTGGCTCACATCGCCGATGGACCGCTTCAACGGCATGAGCGAAGATGAGCAGGACAAGGTCTTCGGACATGCCGACGCGCAGGCTATCAGAGACGGCGCCGACATCTACCAGGTCGTCAATGCGCATCGAGGCATGCGGCCAATCGGACGCGGCAACATCCGCATGACAACGTCCGAAGGCACCAGCCGCTACGGGTGGAGCCGCATGATCCGCAAATACGAATACGGCCAACGCCAGAGGCGCAGGCTCACGCCGGAAGGCATCTACAGCTTCAATCTCCCGCGCGAGCGGACCATCGAACTTCTGAAGCGCGAGGGCTACATCCTGCCCGACAAATGGCGCGAGCAGGTGCCGGAGCTTCGCCGCAGCCAATGGCTGCACGACAACGGATACCGTCAGGGACGGCATGAGGACCTGACCGAGGCGCAGAAGCGTCTGCTCAATGCGCGGCTCCGCTACGAGGCCGCTTTGGACGGCCACAATCCCTATCGGCCAGGCAGTCCGGTCACGCCGGATGTGCTGGCGAAGGCCGAGAACTCGTATCGTCGCTGGCTTTCCAGCAACGGCGAAAAATACATCCAGTAAAAGGAAGGAAACATCATCATGTCCGATGGACAGCAGCAGGATCCGAACACCGGCGATCCGGGCGCGCAGGAGCCGCACGTCGACTGGCACGACAAGTTCCTCGGCCAGAAGAAGGTCAACAGCGACCTCGAGGCGAAGCTCAAGACCGCCTACGAGAAGGCCGACCGCGTGGACGACCTGGAGAAGCAGGTCGCCGACTGGGAGCAGCGTGGCAAGGAATTCGAATCCGCGCAGGCCACCATCGCCGGACTGCAGAAGCAGGTGCTCCAGGCGAACGTCACCGCCGCGGCCACCGGTAAGCTCATCAATCCGAGCGACGCATTGAAGCTCATCGATTTCTCCGACCTGGCCGCGGACGATCAGGGAGGATACGACCAGAAGGCGATTTCCAAGAAAATCGACGATCTGGTCACGGTACACCCGTATCTCGCGCAAGGCGGGAACAAGGCTGGTCTGACGGGAATCATCCCACCGTCAGGCGCCCGTGATGGCGATCATCAGGCGGGACAGCTTACCAGGGACGATCTGAAGAACATGACCCCGAAGCAGATCGAGGAGGCGCGCCGCAAGGGCCGTCTGGATGACCTGCTCGCAGGCCGCAGCAAGTAAGGAGGCCACCAGCAATGGCAATCACCAATTTCATCCCCGAGGTATGGTCCGCCGCCATCCTCGAAGCCCTGCGCGCGAAGCTCGTCTTCCCGAGCCTGTGCAACCGCGATTACGAGGGCGACATCCGTGAGGCCGGCGATACCGTGCACATCACCGGATACGACGACGTGACCGTGCGCAAGTACGTCCGCGGCCAGGCGATCACCGTCGACGATGTCAATGACAAGGAAGCAGCCGTTCTTGAAATCAATCAGTCCGACTATTTCGCCTTCAAGGTCAACGACCTCAACAAGGCTCAGGCCAAGGCGGACATGACTGGAAAGTTCACCAATTCCGCCGCCTACAACATGATGAAGAACGTGGAGAACTACATCTCTAATCTCATGGACACTGCTGTCAGCACGCCGGCGAAGACCGTGGACGTCGGCACCCCCGCCGACGCGTATCTCGCCGTCGTGGAAGCCGGACGGAAGCTTGATGTGCAGAGCGTGCCTGACGAGGGACGCTGGCTCGTCGTCAGCCCCGACTTCTACGCGCTCCTGCTGCAGGATTCCCGCTTCATCGAAGGCACAGAAGCGGGCCATAATACGCTGCTCAACGGCGTGGTCGGCCAGGTGCGCGGCTTCACTGTCGTGAAGTCCAACAATGTGCCGCACAAGTCCGCCAGCCCGGACACACAGTCCATCCTCGCCGGCACCAACGCTGCCGTCACCTTCGCACAGCAGGTCAGCAACGTCGAGGCTATGCGCATGCAGACCGACTTCGCCGACATGGTGCGCGGCCTCGACCTGTACGGCGCCAAGGTCATCCGCCCCGAGTGCCTGACCAAGATTACCCTGAACCTCTCCACCACCACCGGTCGTTCCCTGCAGGATGCGCAGACCCCTGTCGTGAGCGGTACCACCGCAGACAGCGACGGTGAAGAGGATGCTGCTGCAGGCAAGAAGAGCGGCAAGTAGTCGAGTCCGATGATCGGAGGCTGAAATGACTGCACTGGCCACCTTGGACGACCTGAAACATAACGGCATCGAAGTGACCGATGAGCAGACGGCAACCAGTCTGCTCGACTCGGTCTCCGAAGCCGTCCGCTCGGCCGCCGGCTGTCCGATCACCCTCGGCGAACGGACCGTCGACATCCCCGGAGAACAGTCCAGGAAACTCGACCTGCCATGCAGGGCCGTCAGAAGCGTCTCCAAGGTGCTCATCGACGGCAAGACCGTCGACGACTGGCGGCTCCTCGGATCCGCACTCTACCGCGAAGAGCCGTGGAGCCCCTTCGGACGCATCCCGTCGGTCGTGACAGTCACCTTCACGGGTGGCTGGAATCCGATACCCGCCGATATCGTCAGACTGGTCTGCTCGTACGTCGCAGCCGGACTCCACCAGCTCGAGGACGGAGGCCCCGGTGCCCACGCCGGCGTCAGCTACGAACGTGTCGACGACGCACAGGTCGGATACGCGCAAGGCGATGCCGCCCAAATCGACGTGACCGAACTGCCGGAAGCGACCAAGCGCAGCCTGCGCAACCGCTTCGGCGCGAACGTCTCTTCGATAGGGGTGTTCCGATGAGAATCAGCGCATCATTCCGCTCCAAGGCCCGCCGTGACGCGGAAGACCTCATGACCGACCAGTGCACGGTAACCCGCCCAGGCGAGTCCACCACGGATCCGGACACGGGACTGCCGAACACCGACACGGAGCAGGTGTATGCGGGCAAGTGCAAGGTGCAGACCTCTGGTGGCCTTGCGTCCGAGAACGTGGAAGGCAGCGCGGCTCAGGCGATGGGCGCCGTCTCATTGGTCTGGTCGCTGTACATCCACTTCCCGTTCGGGACCAGCCTGCGCAACGGCGATCTTGTCACGGTCACGAAGTCGGCGAATCCGGAACTGGTGGGCCGTCGCTATCGCATGATTTCCCCCCAATCGGAGAAGTCGTGGGCGACGGCCTGCCGCTGGAACGTGAAGGAGGACGCATGAGCGTCACAAGCCTGTTCGACGCGTCCGAGCTGACCGCCTTCGCCGACAAGCTGCTCTCCAAAGGAGTCGCCCGCCGCGCGGCCATCACCATGGTCGTGAAGAAAGGTGCGCAGAACGTCAAAAACGACATTCGCGAAGACCTCTCCGGCTCAGGTAACAAGGCATTTCGACGCATCCCCATCACCTACGAGGTGAAGGAAGCGCCGGGACGCATCACAGCCGAGATTGGCCCGTCGAAGGGCGGCGCCGGCAGCCTCGCCAACATCGCGTTCTTCGGAACCGCTAAAGGTGGTGGAACGCACCGGTTCTACGAGCATGGCGAGGAAGAGCTTCCGAAGCTCGCGGAATATGTGGCTCGTGCCGCAGTGGAGGGATTCTAGTGCAGTCGATAATGACCTTGTCGAACACGATTCTCGACCATGTGCCGAAACCGGCTGAAGGTTGGAAGGTGTACCGGCAGACCGCGCCGAAACCGACCGACAAGCCACCGTGGATTATCGAGACCGTCACCACGAACGGCCACATAGTCGGGGAGACGCAACACGTGCATTGCGGCATCGGCACTCTGCTGGTGCGCATTGTGAGCACCACCACCGATTCCGTCAACGTGCTGGCCGATGACCTCATGATTCCAGCCTTGGCCGGCAAACGGTTCGTCGCGCAGGGCTTCGACACCGGATGTCTGACCCTGTTCTCCGATTCCGGCGCATATGCGGCCGGACTCACCGCAGAGGACACGAGCCTGCTCTATCAGGTGCGCCTATTGACTTTCAAATTCAACTGGTCACGCATGTGACCCAATATTTATAAGGAGGAGTCATGGTTTTGACTCTTGGAACTGAAGTTCCTTCCACACCGGCGGACGGTCTGGTCAACACGATCTGGGTGCCGTCCATCGCGAACATTCAGAAACCGACCGCCGATGAGATCAACGCCGGAACCGACCTGTCCAATTACGTCACGCTTGGTGGCTGGTCATGCTCGCCGTCGCAGGATTCCATTTCAGACCAGCGTGAGAACAGTGCGCAGGATTACGAGAATCCAGGACGCAAGAAGATCAGCGGCTCGAGCATCGAGGTCATCGACAATACGAACACGGAGCACTCCGCGCAGAACGTAGCCATGGAGACGCTTGACGAGGGTACGGAAGGATACTTCGTGCGCCGCTATGGCAAGAAGACGGATGAGACCTTTGTCGCCGGCGACATTGTGAACGTGTACGCGGTCCGTGTTGGCATGAGTGCCAAGGTGGCGATCGCCGCGAACAGCGTGCTGCGCAGTAAGGTCAATTTCTCCGTCCGCGCTCCAGGCTGGGCGGAGAACGTGAAGGTCGCCTGATTGATTCTTCCCGCATCGGACTTTCGTCCCTTTCGCCGGTGCGGGACCCTCTTTTTTCTTTTCCGGCAAAGGAACATGAATATTAGAGCGAAGGAACAACAATGCTTAAAGTCACCAGGCGCACGCGCGAGGTCGATATCATCCTCAACCAGCAGATCGCCGAGGACATCGCCAGATTGGGTGATGCGCTGGCCGAGGAGACCACGCGCGAACAAATCACGGAGGCTGGGACGAACCGGCAGGCGAAGGCTACCGCGCGGCGCATCGAAGAGCTGCGCGAACAGGCGGATGCGGAGACATTGAAGCTCACGTTGCGGGCATTGCCGGTAAGCAAGTGGGCGCAGGCATTGGCCGCGCACCGCAATGACAACGGCACGAACGACATGTTCGGCACCGCCGCCGCGGCATTGCCGCTCATGCTTGATTCCGCGACCATCGGCGGCAAGCCGGTGTCCGACGAGGACAAGACCGAACAGGCGTGGCGCAGTCTGTTCGACGAACTCACCGATGGCCAGTTCACGCCGATCTGGCAGGCCATCGCCGAACTGAACGGCACCGCAGCGGACCCAAAAGCGGCATTCGACCTCGCCTCGCAGGTTCTCCGCAACTAGTCGAGGACCTTAAGATCTGCCGCCAGCTCGGCATCAGCTATAAGCGTTTCATGGGCTGGCGCCCGAGTAAGGGCGATGAGGTCGAATGGGATGAGACGGAACGCAATTGGATGCGCTCGTTGATTGAATACGAACGGTCATTATGCCCCATGTGCGGTTTGCCTCGCACGATCTGCCAAGACCCGAAGGGCGAACTTACATTGCATGCCGAAACCAGCGTCTGCTGGGCCACTGCGCACATGCAGCAGGCCATGAAACGGTGGACGGAGGCCAACGGCAGGGACAATCCGGCCGCGAACGCCTTGGTGGCGCACTTGACCTGATTTTTGGAGGATGCTTTGGCGGAGAACAAGAACATCGTCATCCGACTGATGGCCGACACCGCATCCTACGAGGCATCAATGACCCGCGCTGGATCGACCGCGCGAAGCGTCGCGTCCGGCATGGAGAACACTGGACGCAAGTCCGCGCTCATCGCCAGTGGTATGACCGCAGCAGGATTGGCCGTGGCCGCGTTCGGCGTGGCCGCCGTGAAGATGGCCGCAGACTTCGACCAGCAGATGAGCACCGTGCAGGCGAACACCGGCGCGACCAGTGCCCAAATGGACCAGCTGCGCGCGGCCGCCATCGAAGCCGGTGCGAGCACCGTGTACAGCGCCAGCGATTCCGCCGACGCGATCAACGACCTCGGCAAGGCCGGTATGAGCGTCACGGATATTCTCACTGGCGGTTTGTCTGGCGCTTTGAATCTGGCCGCGTCCGATGGAATGGCCGTCGGCGATGCAGCAGAGTATATGGCGAATGCGCTTTCCATGTTCCACCTGAAAGGCTCACAGGCTTCTCAGGTGGCCGACACGCTCGCGGCCGGCGCCGGCAAGGCCGTCGGCAACGTTTCCGATTTCGGCGAGGCGTTGAATAATTGCGGCGCGCAGGCGAACAGTTTCGGCATGAACGTGCAGGAGACCACCGGCGTTCTGGCGCTGTTCGCGCAGAACGGCACCATCGGCGCCGAGGCCGGCACCCAGTTGAACAGCATGCTGATGAAACTGGCCGCGCCGTCCACCGAAGCGTCCAACACGATGAAGGAATTAGGCATCAGCGCATATGACGCCCAACATCATTTCATCGGTATGGCGAATTTCGCCGGCCAATTGCAGAAGGCCGAAAAAGGCTTGACCGACGAGCAGCGCAACCAGGCGAACGCGACCATCTTCGGCAGCTATGCCATCAAGGCCGCGAATTATCTTTACGAGGCGGGCGAGTCCGGTGTCAACAAGTGGACGAAGGCCGTCTCCGAAAGCGGTTACGCCGCCGAGCAGGCGGCTGCGAAGAACAACAATCTCAAGGGTGATCTGGAGAATCTGAGTGGTTCGATGGAGTCCTTGATGATTTCCGTTGGTGAGGGCGCTCAGGGGCCTTTGCGCAAGATGGTGCAGGGCTTGGATACGTTGATTGACGCGTTCGCCGGTTTGCCGTCCGGCGCGCAGCAGACCCTCGTGGTCATGGCATCATTGGCCGGCGTGTTCGGAGCGGTGCACAAGGCCGCGGGCAATCTCAACGGCAGCACCAGCATCATGGCCAACAACATCGGTCTGGCCATTGACCCGATTCAACGTGTCAAGACGGCGCTCGGATCCGCGCAGACCGCATTCCAGATGTTCAAGGCGTCTTCGATGAGCGCTTCCGAGCAGATGGAAGCGTTCGGCACGTCCGCGTCCAAGGCGCAGTTGAAGACCGCTGGTTTCAAGGCGGTCGGCGGCAGTGTCATGAGTCTGCTTGGCGGCCCGTGGGGTATCGCGCTGGCGGTGGCCGGAGCGGCGTTATCGGCTTTTATTTCTCAGCAGCAGAAGGCTAAGGCGGCATCCGAGCAGCTGGAAAGTGCCCTGGAGTCCGGTTCGGATGTCGCGTCCGAAATCGCCGGAGCCTATCAGGATATGAGCAGTGGCGGCGTCAAGTTGACCACATGGCTTGACGAGGCGGGTATCAGCCTGACCGACATGACCAGCGCGGCCATGGGCAACGAAGCCGCGTTGAAGCGCGTCAACAAGCAGATCAAGGAAATCGACAAGCCCGGCATTGGCGGAACCGCGGCAGCCGCCATCAAGAAAGCCCTGAAAGAGGAATCAAAGGCCTACGATGATGCCGCTAAGAAGGCCAATGAGAAAAGCAAGGCCGCCAAGAACGCCGTGGACGCTGACGGAAAGTCCGCATCGGCAGCGAAGGAAGCTGCCAGCGCGAACAAAGAGCTTGGCTCTTCCGCTTCGGATGCGTCAAGCCAAATCGATGATCTTGTCCAGGCGTTGTTTGGTTTGGAGTCGGGCAACCTGACTGCAGACCAGGCGGTCGACCAACTGAATCAGAAGATCGGTGAACTGTCCGACACCTGCAAGGACAATGGCGTGGTGTTCGACCAGAGCGGGAATCTGCTCGACCGATTTTCCGAGAAGGGCACCAAGACCAAGCAGGCTTTGGAGGATATTGCCAGCAGCGCCCAGAATGCTGCGGAAAAGATTCTCAAGCAGGGCGAGAGCACCGGTTTCAGCAGCGGCGAGATCGAGCGTGCGAACGGCGTGCTGCAGGACGCGCGTGATGCGATCATCCGGCAGGCCGAAGCATCGGGCATGAGCGAACAGGCCGCTAACGCCTTGGCTGACCGTTGGGGACTGAGTTCCGACAGCATCAAGGCTTCCATCGACAATATCAGGATGACCGCCGACAACAACAAGGCGAAGCTTGACGTTGACGATTCCAAGGCCAAGTCGAAGACCAAAGGCGCGGAAACCAACCTTGACAAATTCAGCAAGAAGATAGCGAAGGCCAAGCTCGACGCCGACGCCAAGAAGGCCACGGCCAGCGCCAAGAAGGCGCGGAAGATGATGGACGACTTCAACAGGAAGCACGTCAACGCCACCATCGACGCGACCGATAAGGCGTCGAAGAAAGCCAAGACGGCCTCCGCGAACGTCGGCAAGCTCAACGGCAGGAAGGCCACGGCCAAGCTCGACGCAAAAGACAATGCGACTTCCAAGGTCAACGCGGCCAATGCGAAGAAACTCACCAACAAGCGCAACACCCTGACATCAAACGATATCGCGTCGCAGATAGTCGCCCGCGCGAATTCGCGTAAGCTGGCGAACAAGCGCAACACGCTTGATTCGACCGACAAGGCCGGACCGAAGGTCGACGCTGTCAACCGCAAGAAGCTGAACGACAAGAAGAGCACCGCCTCGGTCAACGACCAGGCTACTCCGGTGCTCCGCTCCATCAACAACTTCAAGATCGCGGACAAGAGCTTCACCGTCACGGAGAAAACGAAGAAGGAGGGTGGCTATACCGGTGGAATGTTCACCGACGGCACCTTCCAGCAGTTCGCCGGAGGTGGCATGTTCTCCGGCTACGTGGATCCGGCATGGGCACCCGGCAATGGTTTGAGCGACAGCGTGTATCTGCTCAACGCTCGTCTCGCCGCAGGCGAGTACACGCACAGGGCTGCCGCTGTCGAATATTACGGGCTTGAGACCATGCGCGCCATCAACGAGATGCGCGTGCCTCGCGAGGCATTCATGACAAGTCACAGCATGCCGGATGTTTCCGTGCAGGTGGATACGCGTGCCGTCGTTGCTGCGATCACAAGTCTGCACAACGATCTTGGCGCGATCATCTCCACTGCTGCAGGAGATTCGACAATAAGCGACCGCGACTTGGGGAGGTTGATTCGCAGGTATGCGAGAACTTAAATACACTGCTCATGACGGCACGGTCATCGATCTCAACACCGATGATTTGTGGGTGGCTGACCTGCAGGAAATGCGAGGGTACGCATGGACGTACACGCTGACCACGCGCGGCATCAAATCGGTGAGCAGAAACGCTTCGACGGCGAAAATGACCGTCCGCACCACGGATCCGTCAAGATTGGACGTGGTGCAGACGGCTTTCGATTCGGACGTGCAGGCTGTTACGCCAGGCATGTTGACCGTCGATGGCGAATGGTTCCAGCGGGCGTATGTCGTCGGCTCGTCGCTTGGCCTTGTGCCGTGGCCGGATTATGCGCAGGTCGATTACACTGTGATCTTGTGCGATGGTGTTTGGCGTCGCGCGCTGCCGGTGCAGCATTTCTCCCCGATAACGGCAGGTACCGGTTCGCAGATCGACCTTCCACTGGATCTGCCGACCGATTTGGCTCCGTCGAAAATCGCTTTGACGGTGCATAATCCGACCGACAAGGCCGCTGAGTTCACTGCGGTCATTTTCGGCCCTTGCGTCAACCCGTCTTTCCAGATTGGCGGCAACACTTACGCGATTGATGTGACAGTGCCGGAAGGCGGTTATATGTCGCTGTCGGCCACTGGATTGCGGAAGACGATAACGTTGGTAGCCGAAAACGGCGACGTTTCGGATGTTTTCGACAAAGGCATTCGCGGCAACGGCAGTGGAAGCGGCTCATATGTTTTCGAGCCGATACCGGCCGGAGATTCGCTATTGACGGTTTCCGGCAATTTTGGCATCGATTTGACCATGTTTGACGTTTCTGGAGGTGTGCCTTGGCTGACGTTATCCTCGCCGATGACAAGCTGACGCCACATGCGAGCGTATCGCGAGTGACGTTGGATTGGGCTTGCGGCACGGACGAAAACGACTTCGAGCTGACCATCGATGACGCACTCGCGCCGAACATTTCACAAGGCTGGTATTTCTGGCTCGATGGAAGTGATGTTGGAGGCCGAATAGTCGATCGTCGCGTGTCTGTCGCCGGAGGAACGTCTACGACAACCTGGATCGGCCAATCATGGACCGGAATGCTGGCAGCGAAGATCCTCCAACCTGATCCGAGACAGGATTATCTCACGGTGTCAGGCAAACTGCCGGACATACTGACTGGGCTGATGAAGCGTATTGGCCTGGATGGTGTGTTCACCGTCCAATCAGATGATTCTTCGACTGTCACCAATTGGCGTTTCGAGAATCCACGATACGTGGACGCCTACACAGGATTCCGCAATCTGCTCGCATCCTGCGGCAGACGCCTCGACTTCCAAGCCAAGGACGACCATATCCTGCTTGGCATCACACCGGTCGGCATCATCACCAACACGATCGATTCCGACTTGGTGGACTTCAGGGCCGAAACCAACCGTCGCGCGCCGAATCATCTTATCGGCCTTGGCTCGCAGGAGCTCAAGAACCGCTTGGTTGTCGACTGCTTCGCGGACGCGAAAGGCGCGGTGAGCGATAAGCAGACGTTCAGTGGCGTGGACGAGGTCTGCGCCACATACGATTACTCAAATGCAGATTCCGCCACGTTGAAATCCGAGACGAAGAAGCATTTGCAGGAATTGCAGACCGGTGGATCGGTCGAGGTGACGTTGTCCGATGAGGTCGGAGACGGTCTGCGTGTGGATGACAAGATTGTTGCGACGGATCAGGCTTCCGGTGTCAACGTCACCGCCGTGGTGACGAAGCGGGTCGTGAAAATTGATTCCGGGATTTTGACTTCGACGTTCGAGGTCGGACTGCCGGTGCAGTCGGCGAATGCGAACTATTCCGGTTCTTCGTCTTCCTCTTCGTCTTCGTCTTCGTCTTCGGGTTCGACCGGTGGTGGCGTGTCTTTGACGGCTGGCCGTGGCCTATCAATTTCAGGCGGCACGATCAACGCGGAGGTCGCTTCCGAGGATTTGGATTCCGTCAGGCAGGTCGCCGAGTCGGCGAACAGGACGGCTTCCGGTTTCGCGGCGCAGATCGGCAAGGCGAATCAGACCGCCGAGGATGCGAGGAACGTCGCCGATGCGGCCAAGAGCGTGGCCGACAGTGCCAAGTCGGGCATGATGACCGATGGCGAGCGGTCGAAGCTCGCTTCGGTCGAACGTGGCGCAAACGCCTACACGCTGCCGGAGGCGTCCACGGATGTGCTTGGTGGCGTAAGGGTGGACGGCAGCACGATAGTCTCCGTTGACGGTGTGATCAGCGCGCATGTCGGCGACGGCGCTTCCGGGAGGGTCGTGTTCCCAATCGGATACGTGGTCCAGAACACGACTGGTGTCAACCCTTCCGTTGACTTCGGCGGCACGTGGAGGCAGTTGCCTTCGCTTGGCTGCTCAATGTTTGAAAGGATTGAATAGTGAAATCTGACGGTTACTCGAAGTACGTGTGCGACAAGTGCGGCAAGACCGCTTACGTCGCAGCTGGCGACACGGAGGCTCGCGAATGGTACACCGTGCGCCGCTATTCGGCTGGCAAGGCGACCCGCATCGCGGAAGATGTGACGCCCGACATCTACGAATTATGCTCCAAATGCAACTCGTCTTTCATGACGTTCATGCAGAAGGACGATGAAGCGTTTGAAGCATGGTTGAAGGAGGTTGAACAATGACCATCGAACTGGTTGACGGCAAAGCCGGAACCATGCACATCAGCAGCGAGGACAAGGCGATCATCCATCAGGCCAAGTTCTCGAAGTCTGACGTGGTATTCGACTGGGGCGACGCGTTCAAATGCTCTATGAGTTCGTCCAACAGGGCGACGATCGGCACCGGCTGCGCGTCGATCCAAGGCTTGGACTGGCACATCACGTCGGCGGAATCGGTGACGATCTCCAACGGGTCGCAGGGCATGAAACGCAACGACATCATCTGCGCGCACTACCATCGAGATTCCAAGACTGGTAATGAGCTGGTGGAGTTGGTCGTGTTGAAGGGTTCGCCGAATGCGACTGCTGCCGCTGACCCGAAGGTTCCGTCAGGGAAGATATTGTCCGGCGCGGTTGACGCGTACATGCCTCTCTGGCGCATTCCGTTGAATGGCATCACGGTCGGTACGCCGGTGCGCCTGTTCACGCCGAGGGGGGCTTTGTGGGATTCCGTATTCCGGTGCGGCATATACAAAGGGCCTACTGATGGTAACGGTTTTCTGCGTGTCGATAATCCATTCAAA